TTCCGTTAACAGAGCATCTAAAGACCCATGTTGGCGCTCGAAAAGTCATTGAGCAATTGATGAATATGTACAAAGACAACAAAGATGTTGGCTTTCAAGTGATTGACAACTCAAAGGGGAAAGGCAATGCCGCGCCATCTTCTATTGACAAAATCCCAAAATACGACGAAAATGAACTGAAAGGAAAACTTCAAGATGCCTTACAACGCGAGTACACCGCCGGTCGTATCTCCCCAGCCATCTACGCCGGTACAAATTCCTAGCTATCAGGAATTCAAAGATTCCCGACAATTTCAGTCGGATATGAAAAGCCTTGGTCAAGAAATGGCTGATGCGCTTAACAAAGCCGTAAAAAGCCAAAATGACTGAAACAGTCGAGAAACGCCCTGTAGGTCGCCCATCTCTCTACAAACAGGAATACTGTGAGCGTGTAGTGGAGTTGGGAACTATTGGCAAGTCTATTGAACAGATAGCAGCCGATATAGGGGTTTCTACTAGGGTCTTATTCGATTGGCGAGATAAGCACGAGGAATTTCTGCACGCCTTGGAATATGCAAAAGAATTAGAACAGACATGGTGGGAAGACCAAGCGCAGGCTTACATGGTTGAGAACCACCAAGGGCCAAAGCTAAACGCATCATTGTGGTCGCGTTCAATGGCGGCACGGTTTCCTAAAAAATATCGGGAAAGCGTCAAACAAGAAATTACAGGTGCAGATGGCACTCCACTCATAAGCGGCATTCAAGTCACATTCGTCAAGCCCAATGAGTGATGTGCAGGCCGCAATAGCCAATGCGGAATTCCCGTCTAAGCTAGAAGGCTTGTTTAAGAAAAGCCGGTACAAGGTACTTTACGGTGGCAGGGGCGGGGCTAAGTCTTGGGGAATAGCTAGAGCATTGCTGATTCTTGGGGCAAAAAGCCCAATGCGTATCCTTTGCGCTCGGGAATTCATGACCTCAATGCGGGATTCCGTCCACAAGCTGCTGTGCGACCAGATCGAATCCCTTGGCTTGTTAGGCTTCTATGAGATCACCCAGGCCAGCATTCGGGGTAAAAATGGGACTGAGTTCGCCTTTGCCGGCCTAAAGAACAACATTGCAAACATCAAATCCTACGAAGGCGTGGATATTTGCTGGGTGGAAGAAGCCCAAACGGTAAGCCGGTTGTCTTGGAATGTCCTGATTCCTACCATTCGTAAGCAAGCCTCGGAGATATGGGTTTCGTTCAATCCTGAGTTAGAGACGGATGAGACTTATCAGCGGTTTGTGCTAAAGCCGCCCGAGGATTGCATCCAAATTAAGATCAATTGGTCGGACAACCCTTGGTTTCCTGAGACGCTGCGCTTAGAGAAAGATGCGCTCAAGACCCGCGACGAGGAGGCTTATAACCAAGTCTGGGAAGGTTTGTGCCGCCAGACGGTGGATGGAGCCATCTTTGCCAAGGAAATGCAGCAGGCCGACAAGGATGGGCGCATCTGCCGTGTACCGTATGACGCGACAAAGCCCGTCCACGCCGTGTTCGACCTTGGTTGGTCGGATAGCACCGCCATTTGGTTTCTCCAGTTTGTGGGCATGGAAACCCGCCTTATTCGGTACATTGAAGACAGTCAAAAGACAATTAGCTATTACTTGGCGACCATGCAAACCTTTGGCTATGTCTACGACAAGATATGGCTACCGCACGATGCGGAGAACAAAACCCTTGCTGCGGCTGGGCGTTCGATTGACGATATTGTGCGGGCGGCAGGGTACAAAACGACCATTTTGCCCAAAGTGCCGATTGTTGACTCTATCAACGCCGCTAGAACAATATTCCCATCTTGCTACTTTGACCGCGAACACGCTGCGGACGGGATTAACTGTTTGAGACATTATCGGTACGAAGTAGACTCCGAAACAGGCCAATTCAGCCGCAACCCACTTCACGACCACTATTCCCACGGCGCAGATGCTTTCAGATACATTGCGCTTATGATTACTGAGCCAGCCAAGCGCAAAAAACAGGCAATGGTTGCCACCGCCGGTAACTGGATGGCATAATAGGATTTATATGGCATACCAACCCACTGGGTTTGACCCACGAATTGCAGAAGCGCAGAAGTTCTGGCGTTTGGTAAATGATGCTGACTCTATGAATAGAGCCGAGGCGCTGCAAGACATTAAGTTTGCCGCCGGTGACCAATGGCCTGTAGAGATTCAAAACTCGCGCAATGTTGAAGCACGGCCTTGCCTGACCATCAATAAGATTGATGCTTATGTGCGTCAGGTGACCAACCAGCAGCGGATGCAGCGGCCTCGCATCAAAGTCCATCCTGTAAACACGCTTGCGGACTACAAGATTGCCCAAGTCATTGAGGGCATAACCCGCCACATTGAAGTCAACTCGGCTGCGGACACCGCCTACGATACCGCCTTTGATTACGCTGTGCGGATGGGATGGGGATTCTGGCGACTAAACACTCGCTATGTCAGCGAAACAAGTTTTGACCAAGAAATTTACATTGACACGATTGACAATCCGTTCACGGTTTATTTCGATCCCAACTCAGTCCTGCCTGATGGCTCGGATGCGGAGCGATGCCTAATCACTACGGTGATGGACAAAAAGATTTTCAAAGATCATTATCCTGATGCGGACGATGGTGCAAACTTCACTCAACGGTCAACCGGCGATGACACCGCAAGCTGGATAACCAAAGAGGACATTCGGGTTGCTGAGTTTTTCTACATCGAGCGCAAGCGGGAAAAACTTTACCATCTAAGCGATGGAACAACCCAGTTCGCAGACTCAGACCGTTTCTTTGAGCGCGTAGAAGCTGCTGGCCTCACCGTGATTGATGAGCGTGAATCATTCCGCAAGTCGGTTAAATGGGTCAAGATGACCGCGATGGAAATCTTGGAGGAGAAAACTTGGGCAGGGAAATACATTCCCGTTGTGCCGTGCTATGGCGCTCAAGTTATTGTAGATGACAAGCGGAAAAAGTACGGCCTGGTGCGGTTTGCCAAAGACCCTCAGCGGATGTACAACTTCTGGCGCACCTCAATGACTGAGAGCATTGCGCTGGCTCCCAAGGCCAAGTGGCTGCTTGCGGAAGGCCAAGACGAAGGCCACGAGAACGAATGGGCATTGGCTAACATCAAGTCCAGCCCTGTTCTGCGCTACAAGCAAAAAGACATTGAAGGCGTACCGGCTCCCGTTCCCGTGAGACTTCAGCCCGAACCGCCTCCGATGGGCATCATGGAAGCCGCGGGCGCTATTTCCGCTGACTTGCAGATGGTCCTTGGAATCATGGATCCTAACCAATTGCCTAGCGGGAATATCTCAGGTAAGGCGTTATTGGGCCAGCAAAGTCAAGTGGATTTGTCAAACTTCCACTTCTTTGACAACATGACCCGCAGCATTCGGCATACCGGCAAGATCATTCTTGACCTGATTCCGCATATTTACGACACCGAGCGCGTGATGCGGATTATTGGCTCGGACGGTCAGCCCGACATGACCACAATTAACCAGCGCGACGAAATAGGAAAAGTTCTCAACGATGTGACTGTTGGCGAATACGATGTGGTAATGGACACCGGCCCAGGCTTCCAAAGCCGCCGCCAGCAAGCAGTTGAGGCCATGATGCCGTTGCTGTCAGGCAATGAACAACTATTCAATATTGCCGGTGACTTAGTGTTCCGCAATATGGATTTCCCTGGCGCAGATGTGATTGCCGACCGGCTGGCTGCGATGAACCCAATGGCGCAGATTGACGAGAAATCCGATATACCGCCGCAAGTTCAGATGGAATTGGCGCAGGCTAAACAGCAGATGCAACAAATGCAGCAGCAACTGCAAGCCGCACAGTTGGAAATCAACAATCGTGCTCAAGTGCAGCAAATCCGTGAAGAAGGCGCAACCAAGCGCAAGCTGCTGGATGTGACCGCACGGGCGCATAACACCGAAACAATGGCAGAAGTGAAGGTTAACGACCAAAACACCCGTGCTATTACAAGCCAGAACAAAACAGAGATTGAGGCGATTGTGGACTTGATGCTGCACCGCATGGATACAGCCCGCTTAACTGAAGAGATTGACCGTAGGAATGCGGAACAGGCACAATATGCTCAGTTTGCCGCACAAGATATTGAGCAAGGTGCAAGTCCATTTACGCAGCCTGTGCAATGATTTAGGGCTAAAGCCCAAAACAGTACCAGTAATGTTAACTGGGTAAATTCTTAGGGAAACCTATGACGGATGAAGTAAAAGTTGCTGCTAACGTAGTGACTAGCGAAAATTTAGCTGAATTTAACGCCAAACGATTGGGTTTAGCTGACCGCGAGGCGGTAGTTGAGGCAACTCCTACCGAGCCGCAAGAGCAGAGTGAACCAGTAGAAGCGAAAGAGGAAGCGACAGCAACAGAGGATAGAAAACAGAATCCAAAGTTGGAGAAGCGTTTTTCAGAGATTACCAAGCAACGAGAGGCCGCACGGGAAGAAGCCCGTAAGGAGCGCGAAGCTAGGGAAGCGATGGAAGTCAGGCTAAAGGAAGTTGAGGCCAGGAGCGCACCGCAGGAAGCGAAAGCTGACAATGGTGAACCCCAGCCAAATCAATTTACTGATATGTATGAATACGCGAAAGCGTTGACGGATTATCAGGTTGAAAAGCGAATGTCGGAGATTGAGACAAGGAAACAAGCAGAGCAACAGCAGAACGAAAAGAAGCAAGTAATTGATTCATTCGTTAAGCGGGTTGAAGCTGCCAAGGCAAGTTTGCCTGACTTTGATGAAATGGTTGGTAGCGCGGACGTTACTGTAAGTAATGAAGTGCGCGATGCAATCTGGGAATCAGATGTCGGCCCACAAATCTTGTATCACCTTGCCGAAAATCCTGACGTTGCTGAAAAATTGAAATCAATGACCGTAGCCGCCGCTAACCGATTTATTGGCAAGCTGGAGGCCCAATTTGAGCCTCAGACAAAG